ATCGCCGGAACCCGCCGCTGGCTTCGGGCCTCCACCGCCGTCTGCACCCGCTCCCCCTGGTGCAGCAGAGCAGGAAAGTTGTCATACGGCACATAGTCGATGCCCACAGCTTGTGGGCGGGCCTTTTTTACCGTGGAGGGCGTCAAACTTGTATCTTGGTCAGCGTTATAGCTCCAGTCGCCCGGGATAAAGGTGTCGTCAGCGGAGGGAATATTTTCCCGCCCCTTGGTCAGGGCCTGATTCACGTCATAGCTGCCTCGCCAGCCCCGCAGCGCCGCCGTGTTTTCGTTGATGGAGGAAACCAGGTCCTTCTCCGCCTCCACCACCCCTAGGGCAGCTTCGCTGGAGTCGTACTGCGCCTCTGCCAGGGCCCGGGCCTCTTTTGTGTAAGTCTCCACCAAGGCGCCTGCCTCAGTGTTGCCTGCCTCGTAGTCGGCCATGGCCTCCTGATACAGTGCTCCCAGCTCCTGTAGTCGCTGCGCGTTGTCGTCCGACCATTGCAGACTGGTCTCGCTTCCCGTCAAAACAGTGGAAAGCGCCTCCTGGGTGTAGCTGTCCGCCAGGTTTTCCATGGCCGCCCGTCCGGCGCCGATGGCGCGGGTTGCCTCTGCCAGAGCCTCACCCAGCTCGCCGCCGTAAGCGGTGATCTGCTCCGCGATGCCCTGGTTTCGTTCCGCGTAATACCCCTCGCCTCCGGCCGCGTCCAGCGTTCCCTGCACGGCGTTCAGCTCCGCCTCCGGCTGTCCCCAAGTCTCCTGGGCAAAGGAGCGTCCCGCTGTCAGCATCCGCTCCGTCTCGCTCCCCGCGTGTTCATAGAGCCCCCGGTACCAGTCCTTGTAGGCGTCGTCTCTCTTTTCATACGTCTGTATGATCCCGCTGACTGCGCCCAGCAGTCCGCCGATGGCAGCGCCTGCGGCAATTCCCAATGGCGTTGGGAAAAGTGTTCCGCCAATGGCCGCGCCGGTGATGGTGCTGGATACCGTCGAGGACGCAATACTTCCGGCTGTGTCACCGCTTCTGCTTCCCAAATACGCCCCTGTTAATGATCCAAACGTATTGGCGGTAAGAGACACTCCACCTGTTAAGATCAGAGTATTCAGCCTATTAGACAGAATCGCTCCGGCGTCTCCTGCTGTGGATATCTGACTGGTTAAGGTATTTAGATCGTCGGTAGCTTTTTGGACGCTGCTCTTTACATAAAGCGCTTTTTCAAGGGATTTACCCATGTTTTCCGCTGCCTTGGAAAGGACCTGCGTCGCCTGGGTCATTCGCTTTACCTGTGTGGAATATCGGTCGTCCACCTTGTAAACAATGGAATAGCTTGGAATACGATCACCTGCTTTCTTGACGCATGCTTTCTGTATGTGCTATTATTAAGAAAAAATGGAGGGATACAGAATGTCAAATCGCTTCTATTTTACTCTTATGGGGATTTGCCTCATTGGTATCTTTTTCTTTTTGCTCAAAATGCTCGGCACAGAGCTGCAGTATTATTTTTGATTTACCTTTTGCGGCCGTTCCCGCCCCTGCGGGAGCGGCTGTTTTTTTAGAATTGCTCTTTCAGGGGCAAAATGCCGCCTCCGTCCCTGTTTCTTGACTTGTCGCAAAAAAATGGTTTTGCCATTGGGAATTTAGGTAGATGAGTCGCCATCTGTGTACCCTTTATCCCTCTCCATTTCTTGACACTAGTTTTCTCCCAGTGCTATCATAAGAAAAAAGGAGGGATGCAGAATGTCAAATCGCTTCTATTTTATTCTTATAGGGATTAGTCTTGCTGGGAGTCTTTTCTTTGCCCTTAAATTGCTCGGTATTATGCTGAACTGATGCGGGTTTTTGCGCAGCCGTTCCCGCCCACCTGGGACCGGCTGTTTTTTCATCTTCGTTTCCTCAGTCAAGCATCATCTCATGTGCCTAGTCCTGGGCGGAAAGCGCTGTTTGCGCTTCCCGCTCTTTTGTTCCGCTTCATAGGAGGCAAAGGCCCAGATCAGGTCCTTTTCGCCCTGACTTCGCCGGTAGTAATCCCCCGGCAGGAGCCCGTGGACTGCGTACAGGTAATACGCCAGGCCCAGCTCCGGGTCCTCTGCCTCCATCAGCCGTTTTTTACTTCTTCAATGGTGGTCCGCCGGTAGCCAGACAGCTTTTCCACTGCAATGGCCAGATCTGCGATCTCTCCCGGCAGCAGCATGGCCTTGACGGTCTCTGCCGGTGTCACGCCCTGGAACTTCTCCTGCAGAGCCGCCGCCTTCAGGTCCGGTTCCACGCAGCCCGCCAGCAGAATCTGGATGTCTGCTTCCTCCGTCAGGCGTTTGAGCTCCTGAACCCGGCCGTAGGGCAGGGCCCGCAGCGTGAACACCACTGGCGCGCCTGCGGCCTCGCTCAGTCGGGAGATCTCATATCGCGCGGTGGGCATGTTCGCTTTTACGGACACAACGTCCGCTCTCAGCAGCAGTTCCAGGGTGGAGGGGGCGGCGCCCGCCGCCCCGTTGGTCAGTGCTTGTTCCATCTTGGCCCCTCCTGTCAGCTGTCCAGAACGTCGAAGTCCTCGAAGGTGAAGGGGGCTTCGATCTGTCCCAGCTTGGCGGCCTCCCAGTCTGCCAGCGTCAGGTCGTCAAAGCTGACACCGGTGACGGAGATCCGCTGATTGTTGGGGTTGTCCGGGTCGTCCAGATTGGAGATTAAGGTGTGCCGCAGGTCCTGTCCGTTTTTCAGCGCCTGGGCCTCCGCTTGGATCAGACGGGAGGTGGCGTTGTAAATCCGCACCGTACCGGTGCCGGAGATTCCCGTCAGCTTTTTTCCCGCCACCAGCGTTCTGCAGCGAGCCACGTCCTCCTTGGTTTTGTTCAGCTTGATCTGGCAGCCGTAGCACTCTGCCACCTGTTCGCCGTCCAGCCACAAACTGCCCCAGGTACCGCTCCGTACCAGAGCTGCGTCCAAAATTTCAGCCATATGTAATCCTCCTTACATTCACATTGCCAGGAGGCCGTTGGAGACCTCCAGTACAACGGCAAAATCCTCCATGGCATCCAGTACATATCCGAAAAGCCGGATAAAGACATGGCTGCCGGTATCCTCCTTGACCACAGCTGCGTCATCCAGCGCCTTGATGCGGTTGGCCTCCTCCACATCTCCGGCCTTGGAAGCCTGGTCGATCAAAAACGCCCGGATGGCCGCGGCGTCCAGCTCGGCGCCAGAGCTCTTTTCCAGAAGGACGTCGCCGTTTTCCAGCTCCTTCAGATAGCCGCGCAGGGCGGTCAGCAGGATGCACTTGTTGTCATAGGTGTTGGAGCACTTGCCCTGATAGTTGTCCTCAATGGTGGTCAGCGCATAGTACCGGATCAGATCCACGGCGGCCACCATCTTGATTTTCTTGAGAGCCTGTGTCTCGTCGTCCGCCACCATGGTCTTGGAAGTCACAGCTCTGCCCAGCTTTACCTGCCGGCCGTCGTTGATGAGGATCAGCTTTCCGCTGTTGATGGCCGCGTCGGCATCTTCGATGGTGTCCACACCCGTGACTTCAGGCAGCGGTGCATAGGTGGCACTGCAATCGGCGGGAGTTCCCGCCAGAATACCGGCGATCCGGGAGGTATACTTGCCACCAGTTTCGTACGTGGTGGCGCCCACCTTGATGTTGCTGGCGGTAAAGTTGATGATGCCCTCATGGTCTGCGGCCGTGTCGGGTGGCACGGCTTTTCCGATGTACCTCCCCTTGCGCTGTTCCTTCACAAGGTCGGCCAGCGTGGTGGTATCGGGGGAGGTAATGTCCGGGGGCCCACCAGATAATCATAGCTGTACTGCCCCAGGGCGGCGAATCCGTCGAAGACGGTTCCGCCGTCAGAAGATACCATAGAAAGGTAAATGCGGGTGGGGCGGTTCATCTGCCGGTGTCAGTGTGGGCCGGGGGTCCAGCCAGGAAGTGTTGATCTGAGCATAGGCTCGGTCGCAATCCCGCAGCAAAGCTTTTAATGTGAGCTGCAAATGCCGGTTGTCCACTTGCAAGGCAGGGAGTAACAGTTCCATGACCTGCTCAAAATCCGACGTCTCCATTTGTTCCTCCGATTCTCAAGCGCGCTCTGCTGATAGTGGACATTTTGTGAAAAGTTGCACGTTTCCGTGCAACTTAAACGGATTTCTTCGCCTTTAAGAGCAGATATGGCCCTCACTCTGACTACTATTTGACTGCTAATTTTGAAAATCCGGTGTTATAATAAATAACGAATGAGGTGGTTCATAGAGAATGCTCGGCAAGGTATCTGCGTCAATGATATTCAATTTTTGGACTGGCATGAGAATGTCCAGATGTATTTTGAGCTGCAGATACGTTGCAGAGAAAGACTGTCTTGCGCTTCTGCAGGCTCCCCCTGTTAGGCTGAACGCAGATGGGAACTGCGCGTTTTCCGAAACGCGGCGCGCCGCCAAGCTGTTGCAGCAGTTTGGCGGTTTTCCTTTTCCTGCGGCAGATGGGCGGTCATCACCCCCTGATAGTTT